ACTGACCCTGCGGTGCTGTGTTCCAGCGTATCTGCTACAATCTTGCCAGCCATTATGCCAAGTCTCCGAAAAATGCAGTGCAAGTCATATTAACATCTGCCCTACTTCCACCATCGTAAGCAGAAATATCACACTTCGCTGTAGTATCTTCACCACAGCCTATATGCCGAACCTCTGCGTCAACCTGTCGACCCCCTGCTGAAACCATAGAATAGTTTGCATTACCCATAGCACTGGCAAAAGTCTGCCGATAGTCGCCTGTTCCGTTATCTGTTGCTGATGTCGTGTTGAATGAATCTTGTACTGCAATGGTTCCCGTTCCATCTAAGTTCATCCAAGCCTTTGCCACCCCCTGTTGCAGTTGCATCGTAGCAGAACCGCCCTCAGAGGTAATCGTCACATTCCCAGCCGCAGTCTTGCCAGTGAGTTTGTTTGTAATAATCTCACTCATGCTAGGTCTCCGTGTCCAATGTAAGAAACATCATTTTCATCAACACCGGCTTGGCTAGAGTTACTAAGTGCTAAAGATATTGATGACGCAGACTTTGCTGTTGTCGTCAAAACTCTTGTTCCAGCATCGTGTCCACCCATGCCACCTAAAGCATAAGTGGATGTATCGTAATTATTTGTCCAGTTGTGAGTGCTATCCCCAGCAGAATCATCAGAAGTGCTAGATACGTTTAAGCTGTCATTTAGTGTAAGGCCACTAGATTGGTCATACTGAGCAAAACACTTTGCCGCACTCTGCTTCGTCAGCGTAGCCGCACCGCCAGATGTGCTCTGAATTGTGTCTGCCTTTAACGTACTCATAGCGTCACCAATGTACCACCACTCTCAACAGTCAGTGTCACACCGCTGTCAATCGTCAATGGCCCTGTTACGTTTGCATTTTCTGTGGCTGTAATCGTTGTGTCTACAGACAGGTTCTGTGCGTTAGTGCGGAAAATACCGCTAGACTTAAACTGCCCTTTATTCTCTGCTGGGGGCGTCACAGTGCTTAGCGTCTTGCCGAGGTAGTTTACGAAGATATTATCTGTGCCGCTTGATGGTGCCTCTGAAAACGTCAGCGTTACCCCGTCTGGTATAGTGTAACTCTCGTTAGCGTCCTGCACCACGCCGTCCACGCTGACCAGCACGTCCTGTATGCTGGACACGTTGCGGTCCAGTGTGAAGGTGGTCGCAGAGCCGGTGCCGCTGAACTGCTGAACAGACGGGATGCTCTGGTACTGTATGGCCGGGGCGTTACCCTGATAAGGCATTAGGTAATCTCCAAAATGCTCATGGTTGTGTCTGCGCTGTTCGCGGTGTCTGATTGTACCTTTAATACGTCTGACGCTTCCAGCACAATCTTCTGGTCACCACCGACAGGCACAAATGAAGAGCCAGTAGGTATCGGCGCATCCTTGATCAGGAACACGTTGTCGCCATCGTTGTTTTCCAGTTTCACGTCCACAGTAATCTGTGATGACGCAATGTTTGCAATGGTCAGGCCGATAATCGTTGTCTCGGTACTAGCCGGGCAAGTGTATATTGTCATGTCCGTTGCGGCGGCTGTAGACGAACCGTCAAAGGTCTTTGTTTTAAATGCGTTTGCCATGTCCTTATCCTAAAGCGATTGCCATTGCTATGCCGCCGTCACCCGTGGCTGGCAAGTTGGTGAGGCTGGACCCGTCACCGCTGAATGAGTTAGCAGTCACAGTGCCAGTAACAGATAGAGCAGTCAAAGATTCGGTCCCGGCGTCCATGTCCTTTAGGTGCGCCATGAGCATACGCAATGCGTCATTGACATCGCTGGGGACCATGACATTTTCCGACAGATTGATGCCATCAAGGTCTGTGTTGTTCGCCGGGTTAGCGTCATACTGACTGATCTTGGTTGCCATGCTTCACCTATGTTTTGATGACGTAATTCAGAATGATTGTCGGCTGGACGTTGTTGTGTGCGCCATCGCTACCAGCGTTCTGAGTGATAATCTCTGTGCCGCTGTATGTGGACGAACCACCACCGCCGTACTGTACGCCGTTGTCCAGACCAACCTGTACCCGTGCGCGGATGCCAAGTGAATGACTGTGTTCCGGCATCTCAGCTTCTGTAAGGGTGTGTGTCTCAGAGCCGCCAGTGTCGCCCAGAACATCACCGTCAAGGCCACCTGTCTGGTCTGTGAGGCGGTTGGCTGATGAGCCGCCCATGTCGTCCTGACCGGCAACTACACGGCCTCTCAGGTCGGGCAAGTTAAAGGTCGATGACCCGTCACCTGCCCCGTAGGTAGTGCCAATGGCTGTAAACAGGCTGGCGTATGTTGTACGGCTTACAGCTTGCCCATAACAGAGCAGGTAACCAGACGGTGCTGAAGAGCCTGCAAATGGCATGACAACACCAGACGGCATGCCGGTACCCCATGACAATGTGCCAGAGCCGTCAGTCTCCAGAACCGCGCCAGCGGACCCATCGCCATCAGGCAGGGTGAATGTGGTTGTGGTTGTTACAGCAGACGGAGCTTGAATCTTAATCGCGGCTGACCCGTCATCGTCTTGCAAGCTCAGCACGTCAATGCCTTCTGTGCCGTCATTGAGCTCAGCCAGATGACTCATAAGCTCCCGCATAGCGTCATTGATATCAGAGACAGTCATTGTCCCTTCGCCTAGATCAACACCCCCGACATCCGTGTTTGACGCGGCGGTCTTGCTGTATTCATTTATTGAGTTGAGTGGCATGTCTTACTCTCCGAACAAAGGGGCTTGTAATTTATCAGACAGAGGCTGCGCCAACAGACCTGCGGCTGCTGGTGTCCTCAATCCCCGCCCGGCCAACGGGATTGCCCGCCGCAAAAACGCTTGCGCTGGGGTGGTGTACAGTGAGCTCATACCAGCCCCCAAAGCCATAGCCTCAAGAGGTAGCCCAACAGCAGCACCGCCGCCACCCAGAGCACCGAGGCCAACCAGCCCCCTTGTCGCTGTGCCGCTATCTGGCAGACGTGCGCCCAAAATATCCTGCCCTGTTTCGGCAAGTTTCTGCATAGGCAGTTCACCCCGAGCCATAGCAGCAGGAGTTCTGCGTCCTTGTGCCCGGACCTGCTGACGCAACTGTGCGGGTGTGAACACCGCATCGTCACCTTTGGCCGCTGCCTTCTGCAAGGGGACGAACCGGCTGTAAGCTGTGTCAACCTTCTGAAGCTGTGTTGCTAGTTCTGGGGCTTCCTTTTGCAGAACCTCAAACAGTTCACCAGCAACATCGTTCAGCGCATCGCCTAAGTCCTTTTGGTATGCGTCTGTGCTAGTGCCAAACTGGTAAGCCTTGCCCCGTATAGCAGACTGCGCCTCTTTGAAGGCTTCCTTTGACAGCTTGCCGTCAACTATCCTGTTTGTCAGTTCACGCTGCACAATCTTTGCAAGTTGGTCAGCCTCTTTCTTTGGCAGTTCGTTAGCGTACTTACCGACAACGCCAGACACGTCCTGAACAAACGCCTGTCCAGCCGGTAGGTCTATGTCTTTGATAACATCATCATAAGCCCGTGAGATAGCTTGCTCAGCCGCCTCATAAGCCTCACGCCCTGTCAGCCCTCTGGGGATTGTCGCACCAATAGGCTCCAGAGCCTCGTTATATGCCGCAGTCCCAAAACGCTCAATCGCTTTACGTTGCGCGCCTTTTATCACGTCACCTGCAAACGGTATTGATGTTGCAGCTTCCTCAAGCCGCTTTGCCGTGGGGCCCATAGCTTGACCGATTGTGACCGGCACACCACGGCGGATAAGTTCTTTTGCGCCTTCCGTTGCTTTCGGGGCTACCTTTGGCAGAACCCCGCCGAGAGCACCGCCAGCCAACGCGCCGCCAACTCTACCTGTTACGCCCTCACCAGCACCAGCACCATACAACGCGCCCATGCCCGCACCTCTCAGTGCCGTAGCTGCCGCAGTACGTCCTGCTGCGAGGGGGCCGTAGACGAGTGATGAGCCAATTTCTAATGGTAACCGCGCTGAGGCAGGAAGTGTTTCCAAACCTTGTCTTGCAGACTTCAGCGCGTCTTCATATGTCTCGCTGCCCAATGTGCTGCGGGCAAACGCCTCAGCTTCATCAGCAAAACCAAAGGTCAAGCCCTGACCAATAGCTCTGGCAATGTTGGTCGCCAGTTCAACAGCGGTCATGTCTGAAGCCTGAGGCTTCTCAGGCTCTGCTGCTGTAGATGTGGGTGACCCAACTCTTTTCAGTGCCATGTTTTACTCCACGATATACAAAACGCCACCGAGGGTGACGAATGACCCTTTGGGCCGCTTGTTTGCTTCATCCTCAGAGCTTGCCGCAAACGGGTTGCCAATGCTGCCCACAGGTAAGCGAGTGCGAACAACGTCTGCCACATCAAGTCCAGCAGACGCGGCGCGCTCACTGTAAAATGTTTCAAGGCTTTTCTGAGATTTTGCGTAAATACCAAAAAACTCTTGAGCCGAATCTACAAACCGCTGTCTCTGTGTCGGGGTCAATTTGGTGCCCTCAAGGACCTGATTACGCAGGGCCAGAATAGCGTCTGGGATGCCAGATGTTGTCTGAGCCTGTCTGAACTCGCTCTCGCGAACCACTGAGCCCGGATCAAGCAGCTTCATATAGCCAAACAACAAGGCAAGGTCATCTGCCCCTGTAGCTTGCTCAGCAGACTTTGAACCAGATATGATGACCTTCTCAACAGCCTTCGAAACTTCGTCATAGGTCTTTGACTGAGCGTTTACCTCATCGCGCAGCTTATCAGCTTTTTCAAAAGCGCGCTTGCCTGCGATAGCTTCAATTTCCATCATTTTTAGTTCGCGGTCTTGCTGTCTTTGCTGAGCCGCTAATTCTGATGCTTGCTGTGATTTGCGCTCTGTGTCATACGCCTTCATGCCAGCCGCTGCCATCTCACCCAGAACTTGTCCTGTGGTGACAGGCACGTCCTGATATCCAGACAGTTGCAGTCCTCGCGCACCAGCGGCTGCTATCCCGCGGCCAGCAGGGGTATCTAGGCCCGGCAACATACCCATCATGCCGCCCTGTTGCTTTTGTTGCTGCTCACGCAACTTAGCCATTGGGCTTTGCCGCATCATCTGATTCATGACCGCTTGCTGTAATGGCATTAACTGCTGAGCCGGTGCTGGTTGCCGTCTCGGGATGCTTACTGGTCGGGGCGGTGGCACAGCACCGATAGCTGGGCCGACAGGTTGCGGAGCGGGCTGTATAGCGTCCAAAAACGCTTGTGTGCCCGGTGCGCCTGCAATGTTGCGTGGGTCTCTTAAAAGCATTACGCAAAGCCTCCTAACAATCCACCACCGATAGCTCCAGCGGCTGGGCCGATACCCGGTATCATTTGCCCTAATTGAGCCCCAGACATTGCACCACCTAAGAACCCTGCTGCTGGGTTGCGGAACACTGGCCGCATTTGCTGGTCACCAACTGAACCACCCCTAACCGCTGTCAGGAAGTCCGCCAGCTTCTGTTGTGGCAGCAACTGCTCATACTGGAACCGCTGCATATCTGCCTCAAGCTCAGCCTGTGCTTGTGCTTCACGGGCTGCGCCAACTGTTGCCAGTGTCTGCATATCTGCAAACCCGAGCTCACGGGCCATAGGAGCTTGCTGAATTGCTGCTTGCTGGGCTTGCAATGCTGCTGGAGCTAACGCCCTTGCCACTGCGGCCTGATTGTAACCTGAGCCGTACCGGCCACCCTTAGAAAACTCAGACTGCACCTGCTCGACAACCGGAGCAAAAGCCGCTGACTGTAACGGGTTAGTGCCCATTAGGTTTTGCATGACCACGTCTTGTGTAGCCTGCACAAATGGTGACCCGGTCACTGCCTGCTGCCGAATACCTGACAGGGCTGTTTCTGTTTCAGGGCTGAACCCCACAACGGTTGACCGGGGAAAATACTGAGGTGTAGGTGATTCATACAACCGCCGCGCTTCCTGCACAGCAAACTCTAGCTGTGGCTGTGCGTATGCCGGTGCCGCAGACGTGGTGGTAATCGTTCTCTGTGATCCGCCGCCTTTACTCATTGTTCAAGTCCTTTGTCAAAACTACGGCTGAGGCTTTGTATTCACTCAGTACCCGCTCCCAGCCCTTACGGCCTATAATCTCCATGCCAGAGCACTCACGCTCCGCTGCCCACTTGCAGACCTCTTTTTCGGCTTCCAGCAACTCGTCCATATCGCCACCTGCCAGCCAAATCCGACACACCGCCCGTTGCGGATAGTCAACTATTTCCACCACTATAGCAGATTTTTCGTAGGGAAAAAATGCCGCTTTGTTTGTGGTTATGGCCTGCCACACATCCTGTAGCGTGTGGCTATGACCTGCATATTCCAGTGCGGCCTCAATATAATCCGCACATCTCTCAAACTCATCAGCCAATGATGACATAGCCAATATCCGTGCTGTGGCCGTTGTTCTTCTGACCTATAACAAAAGACCCGTTGTTCTTTGTTTTGATATACGGATCATGGTCATAGTAGTTTGTGCTGTGTGGTTCTAGCAATATCACGCTTTCTGTGCTGGCCCGTGGGTCCGTCACAGTCACATCCCCGCCGCCTGAGACAAGTGTAACTTCACCGTGGCAGTTAATCTTGCCGTTCATAGCACCGTTCAGCACCTCAGCAATCATGCGTGTGGTTGCTGTGACCGGGTTCAGGATGCGGAAGTTTGCGGTTTTGCCCACTAACGTCTCCCTATCTCTCTGGCGTCAATGTCGATGCCCTGCGCTGTGGACCATCTGTTTGTCAGATTGAGCCTGACCCTGTGGTAACGTCCCTGTGACCTGACCGGGCAAAAACCCTCATTATTTTCACTAGACGCCGCGCTGAATGTAGGAGTTGCGCTGTGCGTGTTGCGGGTGCCTATGTTCACCGTCACTGTGCCGCTTTCATAGTACGGGTACACACGGGTCACAATGCTATGCTTGCCCTTTGATATGTTGACTTCGCCGGTCTCAATAGTGGCGTTCATAGGGTCGCCGTTGAAGGCGTATATCTTTGTGTCCAGCGCGCCGCCGAAGAAATACTGACCGCCCTTGAAGAACCGGCTGTCTACAGTCTGGTCAAGGTCGTCCACCAGTGTGGCAAGGTTTGTCAGACTGTTAACAGTGTAACCGGCTGAGAAAAACGGAGCCAACAAGTCTGCCTCAATGTTGGCAATAGACCAGCGGTTCAGGACGTAGTTGTAAATCAGTATCTTGTCAGGCTGGCCTGACGGACTGTTTACAGATGTATATGACCACATGGCCACTTCTTGCAGCGGGTCCACAGAAGATGTCATGCGCCCGGCATAGTTAGAATCAAAGTCCTCAAGAAAAAAGTTGTTTATTTTTTCTGAGCCTATGGGGATAGACTTCTGGCCATCAAATGCATAGAAGCCGTCATCTGAGCAATAAAACACCAGAGAACCAATGTTACAGACAGAGCCGGGGAAGGCACAGCCGCGTTGCGAATCAATCTTGTCAAACTGAAAGATCAGCGGCGGTCCTGTATATTGTGCGCGATAAATTGCGCGCTCCATGAGGATGGTACAATATTCGCCTCCAACGATGCCCATAACCGCACCCGAATCAGGTATGTCCTGAAAGTCTGCCTGATCTGTGCCAGCGGTCCAGCTATCGATATCATTGAACCCTGACCACTTCACACGGTACGGCACCCGGCCGCTGCCCTCGTCAATATCACCCATCCAAACGAAATCACGGACCACGGTGCAGTATTCAGCTTTTGGGGCGTTTGCTAAATTACTAAACGCGCTGTCTGTGCCGACTTGAAACTTCTGAGGCTCTTCGCCCAGACCACCTGTGGCTATAACGGTGTCGCCAAACTGAATAAAACGCCACCGCTCATCGTCTGTGAGGTCATACGCCGGGCTACCTGACTTACTCACATCATCCAGATTATTTGTGGAAGTGTTGTGCAAGTACAGCTTGCCAGCATCGCCTGCAAACAGTTTGGTGTTGTCGGCGTTGTCTTTGGCTGCAATGATGCCCAGAATCTTGCTGTCAGCCGCATTGGAGTAGGCAATAAAGTTGTTCATGGAACGATAGCCTTGTGCCGCCGGGATAACATTCTCAGCGGTAACAACAGCGTTATTCATGTCTGGCTGGTCAGGTAGCCACTCGCCCAAAGTAATCACTGTCTTAGCCACCCTTCGTTGTCTGATGGTTGTATTGTCCACACTTCAGAACCAAGTGTTGCGTCCGTCCATGTCTCTGTACCAACTGCGGTATTCGTCCAATCTTCGCCAAGTATCTTGGCAATGCCTGCAACGGTCATCTCTATCGGCTTGACCCCGGTAGCGTGAAGCGTGATGGAGTTTGCTGACGAGGCTGTAACCTCAATATCAATATCTGCGATACCAGCCAGAACAAAGCCCATTGCGGACGTTGCTGTCATCTCAAAGTCTGCTGACGCCCGGATGGGCCCAATAAGGTTGTTGTTGCCAACCACAGTGACCGCAATGCTGACAGACGCATCCATCTGCCTAATGTGCGTGATAACAGCGGAGATGCTACCAGCACCAGTGACAGACGCTGACGCCTGCAAGATGCGATTGAGGCCAGACAGAGACGTGATAGCCAGAGGGGCTGACGCGCTGGTTGTGTGCAACGTCAGATTGTCTAGCTGGTCCAGCGTCCCATAAACGTTGAGGTTATCAAGAACCCCCCAACTGTCTAGCTCTTTGAGGGTGGCCATGTCTTACCTTATGCGGCTGTGATGTCCAGATCGCCAACAGCAATCTTCAGAATGTCGCCGGTAGCCACTGACTTTTGCGTGTTGAAGGCTCCGTGGATTAACAGGTTTCCGCCAGTGCTGGCATCAAACAAACCGAAGTGAGAGACCGTACCCCATGAGCCAGTTGCCGCTGAAAACTCAACCGCCGCGCTGTTCGATGTTGTGCCGCTGGCCGCTGTGCTAAATGTGACGCTCTGACGGGTGTATCCGTTGCCAGACAGTTCTGTGCCAGAATTATCGTCAGCAAAGGTTGCCGTGGACAGGCCAAGATATACGCCAGTTGGCATTGTGTAAGCCGTAGTGCCAAGTACATGATCAAGCACTTTTAGCTCCAAATAATCACTCATAGCCGACATTTAATTTCTCCTTGGTTATCAGTAGCTTAATTGGAGGCCACTGAGTTTTGACGTGAATAAATGCTGGTAACTTGAAGGGAGCCCGATCCATAATGTGACCTCTCCTCGTCTACCTTTACCTCCTGAATACCCCGCGAAAACTTCGCGTCATACTGTGTCGCCCTGCCTTCGTCCAGCAGGTAAGCGTATGCCTCGGCCAGACTGCCATAAAGGTAGAGGTCCGGGCTCCGTAGGAATAACGTGGGGGTGACCGTGTCGCTTATAGCTGGCAGCGTCCCAATGTAGATGATTTCAGCCGTATACCCGGTGTCGGGGATGGGCCGTAGCTTCATCTCTTTACCCACAATGCTGTAACCCTCAGGACGGCCCTGACCGTCTGAGGAGTATTGATTGTCTAGCCCAATGGGGCTGAAGTATGACAGCACCTTGACCGGGCTGACGTTCAACTTCACGGAGCGTATCTCACGCATATCAGTAGGCAGGGCAATGTACTCATCGCCTGCTGTGAGGGTGGCTGTCGCCCGCTTCTCTTGCTCACGGGTCTCCAGTTCCCGGCTCATCCGCGCTTCTGCAAGCTGAATGAAATCGGGTATTTGTGCTGTGAGGTCGTCACGCGCCAGAAAGTTGGCGATAGCGTCCTTCAACTCCTGATAGCTGCCAATGCTCATATGTACCCGCCGCCTGTTCTAAACACTCTGTTTTCACTGTCGTTCAGCCACCGCTTCCACGCCTTTGGATTTTCCGCAGGTCGGCCAAACTTTCTGACAAGCTCATTATACACGACATTCGGTATTTCCGCCACATGAGCCATGTGACGCTGCGTCCCGGTCATTGAGCCGGGTCGCCACTCGTTTGCCATGTGCTTGTTGAGCTCTATAAGTGGTGCGAAATTTTGCTGATTTACAACGCGGGTTGTGCCGTCTGTCTCGATGTTCAGGGATAGCTCCTGACCGGCCTGCGCGTCTGACTTAAGTAGTCTTTTCTTCATGTCACTCCCCATAAGAGAGAGGGGCGTTGCCGCCCCCCTCAGTGTTTAGCTTAGGAGCCGTCAAGGTCCATGATCATTGCGTGTGCCTTCGGTGCCTGCACCTTCAGGGCCCACTCAGTGATGATCTGGAACTTCTCAGCGTCACCAGTTGGAGCAATTTCGTTTTCTGCGAAGTTGCGGCCATTTAGTGTGCCGATTGATGCGAAGTCTGGGTCCAGCAAGAAGATGCGGTCATTGCCGAGGAAACGGCTAGGCGCAACGTCCAGTGTGCCGAAGTCAGTCAGGAACACAGATGTTGAGCCAACGTATGTTGTGGCTTTTGCCTGTGTCATGTTGACATCGTTGCTGACCAGATTGCCAGATGCTGACAGGTCTGAGAAGTTCGCACGGTTGGTGGCTGAGCAGACCATCAGTGATGGGTTACCGCCGTCTGTCCATGCGTCCTGCATCCCGTCTTCAATCAGAGCCAGTGTCAGTGCGCGGTCAGTACCTGCGCCGACTACGCCTGTGCCGGTGCCAGCAGAGAATGTGCCGCCGCCGCCCAATGAACCGTTTGTGATCCATGTGGTCAGTGAAGCCGACTTGCGAGGGTCAGAACCAGAACGAGCCTGATCTGTGTCACCGATTGACTTTTCTATATCGCGCCGCAGCTCTAACGATTTTAGCACTTTTTGGTACTGCACCTCACGATCCCGGCCCGCTTTTTCAACTATATCGAGTGTCTTCGATACGGTCACGGCCTTTTGGCTTATCTGGTGGTAGTTACCCAGACGGACGGTTGGTGTTGCCGCAGCGTATGTGGCATCCGCTCCCTCAGTGTGGAAGTTATTGTTGGCTGCCGCAGCCAATTCTTGAGTTTGCCATTCGGTAAAGATACCATTGGTTGTCTCTTTTTTCAGTGCAGAAAAAATTGGAGTCTCGTCTGGATCAATCCGAAAAATTACATCCGCTAACTGCTCGCGCTCACCAATTGCGCTTTGGGTGGTGTATGTGCTCATGGGGTCTGTTCCTTCTATCTACCCATTAAAAGATCAACAGCCGCCTCTACAGATTTTTCTCTTGTGAGCCTCTGATTGGCCTGCTGTCGTTGACGACTTGCAACTTGAGCTTTTGTCTTCGGCTGTCCAGCCTTAGCCATCCGGGGAGCTTTGCTTGCCTTTTTCTTCGCGGCGGGTTTCTTCTTCTGAAGATTGTCCCATTGCCACGCCTTATAAAGCAGTTCGATTGCGCGGGCGTCTGTCGCGTTTGCAATCTCCTGATCCGAGAACCCGACAACGCTTTTGGCGTAGGTGATAACTTGCTTGCGCTCACTATCCCTGATGTCATCGTCTCGCCACTGCGGCAAGCGATTTAGCATCTCTTCCCGCTGTGTAGCCAGATGCTTTTGCATCTGAACCTGTTGCTCCTGAGCCTGCTGTTGAGCCACCCGTTCCTTTTCCTCGTTGACCTTCCGCAGGTTTTCTTTCTGCTGGTCAATTTGGGTTTTGTAAATGAACAGGTCCTCAGCAGAGTACCCTTGATCCTTCAGTGCCTGCCAGTCAGGTTCCGCGTCTGGGAGTGTCTGCTGGATTTGGCTGGCAACTTGTTCAAGTTGCGAAGCGTAGTAGTCCCTCATCTGAGTGACTTCAGATTGCTGCTGTTCAACGGCTTTGCGCTGCTCAGCCACTTCCTGACTACGCTTTGTGAAAACTTGCTGCCGCGAATAACCCTTTTGGAGCTCGTCTAGGGTGACCTCATACTGCTCACCGTCAATAGCTACAGTGTAAAGAGGTTCCTCAACTTCTTCCTCAGCGTCTTCCGCTTCCTCAAGTTCTTCGACTTCCTCAGCTTCATCCTCGTACACATCTTCTGAAGGTTCCTCAATAGGAGTGTCTTCTCCGATGGCCTCGGCCTCTGCCTCCGCCGGTTGAGCAGCTTCCTGCTCTTGTCGCCTTTGGTCTTCCGTGTCCTCAACGGGTGGAACAGCCAGAAGGCTATCAACTGCTGAATTTAAAGTAAGTTGGCCAGTCTCTTGCGAGGTATTGGACATATCTATTTACCTTTTCTCAAATTTTTTACGATTCTGCAACTCGTCCAGTTGCGCCTTAGCCAATTTGCCGCTAGTGACAACCCCCTCCAGATAACCTCGGAGGGCCGACAAGTTCTGGCACAGCATATACAGCCGTTCAC